ATCGATGAAACATCGATCACCTACGTTCTGTCGCCGGTCGGCGGCGGTACAGCAATCACGCACATCGCGCCCTTCACGCCGCAGCCCTGCAACATGCTCCAGCTCGAAGATGGTTTGTCCATCGGCTGGATGGTCGCCGCCGCGTGGATCGGCACGTACTGCATTCTCTTTCTCGCTCGCGTACTGCGCGGCGAAACCGGCTCCGACTATGGCAACTCCTGAGTTTTGGGCCGCCCTGGTTGGCGTCATGGGGGTCGCATGGATCGTCGTGCAAAACTGGTAGCTGCTTCGCTGCTGCTCGCCGTCTCTGGTGTGCGAGCGTTCGTCAATCCTTCGCCGCCTCCGGGCTTTGGTGGTTCGCCCGGAGCGTGGACGCATACGCCGCCGAGTGCTGCGCAACAGATCGGACAGATCATGCGAGGGCCCGGGCCGATGATTCCGGGCGGTGGTGCTTCATCTGCTGCGTATCGGTTGGGTCCGGGCGCTGCTCGCGCCCTCGCGGGTGGCATTGCCCGCGGCTTGATTCCTGGTGTCGGTCTTGCGTTAGCCTTGGGTTGGCTCGCGTCAGAGTGCATCGGCAAGCAAGATGGGCAATGGGTGAGGACGTGCGGTCCTCAGATGCCTAAGCCTTCGGACGGATTTGAGTGGAGTACGCCCTCATACACGATTTTTAATCAGAAGATGTGGGTTAGCTCTGCGGAGGCTGCCTGCGTCGGAAGTGCGCCGTACTGGAACCCTGATCACCCGGGGCGGGTGGTTTTCACCAGTGTCAATTTGGACGGCATGGTGTGTGTTGGGCAGATTGTGCATAAGCAGACCGGCGAGTTGATGTTCGATAACTGGAACTATGCGGCACTGGAAAAGAGGCCCGGGGGCTGTCCAGTGGGTTGGTATTCAACATCTGCTGGGTGCGTGCAGGGTCCCCCTCCTGCGACGGTGACGCCGGAGGAGATCGAGGAAATCATGGCGCCTAAGCCATTGCCGCAACAGCTTCCCCCCGGTTTTCCGTATCCTCTCGATCCGTTGGCACCGTCGATTTGGAATCCGGAGCCGATCACTGAGACGCCACCCGGGCAAGCGCCGAAGTCTCGGCCCTTGCGTGTGCCGCAGGGAAATCCGCAGGCTGTGCCGAACACCGATCCGCAGCAGTATCGTCAGCCTGTGACTCGGTGGACTCATTCACCTACACAGGCAGAGCCTTGGCGTATGGATGTTCGGCCCGAGGAAATTACGACGGAAAGTCCGACGGGCATGACAGACCCTCAGTCCGTTACTTCGGGCTCGCCGAATGGCGACAAGCCCGAGCAGTTCGACCTCTGCAAAGAGCATCCCGACATCATCGCGTGTCAGGTCTTCAAGCCTGATGAATTGCAGCCATTGCCGGTGCCGAATAAGCAGGTGCCGCTGTCGCTCAATGCCGAGGGTGGTTTTCCGACTGGTGGCAGTTGCCCGCAGCCGAAGGTGGTGCAGTTGATGGGGCAAACCTTCTCGTTCTCGATGCAGCCGCTGTGCGATTTCGCCATTGGCATCAAACCGCTATTGATCGGTTTCGCGTGGCTGAGTGCTGCGCTCGTCTTCTTGGGCGTTGCCCGCAGGGAGGGGTGAAATGGACGGCATCGCCGCATGGCTCGCAAAGATTACGTGGCCTCTGGTCACTCGCGTGTTTACCGCGCTCGGCCTTGGGACCGCGACCTACGTTGGCGCGGATAACGCGCTCGCGGGTGCGTTGAACGCCGTCAAGGCGTCGTTCTCCGGCATGACCGCTGATCTGCTTAACCTGCTGCTGCTCTCTGGCTTCTTCGATGCCATGTCGATCATGTCAGGTGGCCTCACGTCCGCGCTCGCGTGGATGGTGCTCAAGCGCTTCGCGTTGCAGACCACCGGGCAAAGCTCATGATCACGCTCATCACTGGCGCGCCCGGCACGGGCAAAAGCAACGCCCTCGTGTCGCTGCTGGAAAGCATCGGCAAGGATCGTGCGATCTACGTGTTCGGCATACCCGAGCTCAAGATTCCGCACATCGAGTTGCCCGACCCGTCGACGTGGCCCGACACCGTGCCCGATGGCTCGGCCATCATCCTGGACGAAGTCCAAAACGTGTGGCGTCCACGCGGCCCGGGCCAGAAAGTGCCCGAGCATGTCGCGAAGCTCGAGACGCACCGGCATCGTGGGTTGGACTTCTACATCATCACGCAGGGCCCGAACCTCGTAGACGCCAACGTCCGCGCGCTGGTCGGTCGGCACATCCATCTGCGAGATCTCGGCATCCTTGGCCGCTGGTGGTACGAATGGCCTGAGTGCGCCGACAACTGCCGCACCGGTTGGAAGAACGCGCCGATCAAGAATCGCTACAAGCTCGACAAGGCTGCGCAGGCTAAGTACAAGTCGGCGTCCGTGCATATCAAGCCCGTGCGCTCTGTGCCATGGATGCTCGCCGTTATGGTGCTGGCGCTGTGCATCGTCGCCTTCATGAGCTGGCGTGCCTACGGCATGATTTCAGCGAAGGTCAATCCGCCGAAGCCTGCGTCTACCGCTGTTGCTTCCGGCCAGGTCGGTGTAACTGGCTCGCAGGCTGCGACGCCATCGGTGCCGAAGACTATCGATGACCGTATCGCGTGGATACCGCGAATCAGCCACCGGCCCGAGAGTGCGCCCGCGTTCGATGAGTTGCGAAAGGTCGCCACCATGCCGGTCGTGGCGGGTGCGATCTGCAATAGCAAGGGGTGCCGGTGTGTGACCCAGCAGGGCACGAATGCGGGCCTGAGCGATGCCGAGTGCCGCGCATGGCTGGAAAACCCGCCGTTTGACCCCTACAGCATCGCTAAGGCCGAACATGCGCCCTCCCCCTCGGCTGGACGAGAAAACGCGCCAGAGGCCCGCCCTGCCCCCGGCATGGTGCTAATTGAGTCTCCGGGTTACCGTGATCCTGTCGGGGCGCGTTCTTCGTCGCGCTGATCAGCAGCACAGCAGCGTGGCCGCGCGAACCTCTGCGGCCAGCTCACGCGCCGCGCGCTGAGCTTCCTTCCACCAGTCCGGCGTGATGGCCTTCACTGGCCATTGAATCCGCCCCGCGGCCTTGAACGTCGCACCACGCAGCGCGCGAACGGTTCGCGCCGCTGCCGTGGTTGGGCGACGTGTAGCCCACACCAGCGCGCGCCCGAAGTCCAGCACCAGTTGCAGTGCCATCGCTTGGGGGTTCTTACGGTAGTTCGCTGCGATCATGGTGCGTGCCTTTCAAATTCGCCGGGCTCCTAGATTCCGAGCCCTTCGTGGTTTTGTTTGCTCAAGGGCACGGCGGTTACCAGCCCTTCGCCGTTCTCCTGAGTTCGTCGCCCACCTGATGGATTGACGCGTAAGGCTTTGGAGTGCAGGGGGAAGCTTTGTAAATTCGTGCCCCCGGCCAGCGCGGAGACAACGTAGACACGTAGACACGTAGTGCGAGTGCGAGTTGTCGCAGCGCTGGCCGGGGGCACGAATTTATGAATACCCCCGGAACGGAAAAGCCTGGAGCGGCTAGCCTTCAGGTGGAAAAGCGACGTACTCGGGAGAACGGTGAAGGGCTAGCACCGGCTGTCATCGAGCAAACGGCGCGCGCCGAGCGCCTTATGCAACGAAGTTGCAGTAGCTGGGTTGTGTCGAAGACACCCCTGCCCTCAATGCGAAGCCGGCAGAGCAACGGAGGGCACGTAGACACGAAGCCCACGTAGACACGGAGCTAGCGTAGACACCCCCGTAGACACGTAGACATGCAACGAAGTGGAATGCGAGTGCGAGGGGGGTGCGAGCTAGCGTAGTGCGAGTGGGCGCAGTGCGAGTGCCCGTAGGTGCTCTGTCGGCGTAGCTCCTCTGCCCTATATTCCGACCATGGCGAGTGATCAAAGAGGCTGGTATCGGGACTGGTGGCGCAAGCGCACGGGGTACACCGAGCGTGCGCGTTTTCGCATGAGCGAAGCGGATGTTGAGCGCGACCGCTGGCGCTCGGGCTGGCGGCGCAATTTCTGGTTGGCCGTGCTACTGCTGCTGGTGTTTTTCGTCATCCGCGCCGCAGTGCGGCTGTAGCGGCCAAGCAACAAAAAAGGGCTCCGATCGGAGCCCTTTTCTTTTTGCTAATCTTGCAGAGATTTACACAAAATCAAGCGGCATTCGCTTGACATAACCATTATTGTGTCTCACGAATTCAGGCTAATGCACATTGTGTTTATTAAGGATGGGCCGTCCCAGTCTCAACCAACCCCTTCAGCCACTCACCATTTCCCATCCTTCGGCACTGCCTTCACCGCATTCGCCTTCGCATCCCCAGCCGCCTTGA